TGGGATGGCAAAATTAGGTTATTCGACCAAAGAAAAAAGACACTATATACAGGTTTATACAAATACTTAAAAGAGTTTTGTGAACCTCGTAATTACCATATTATTATAGATGATAAAAATGGTAACCCAGAAACCAAACATCAAATAGATACAAAATATATAACCGATGGTTTATCACTTACAGCTGGTGGTAACCCAATCACACCTAGAGATTATCAGATAGAAGCTTTGGACCATGCATTATCCAATCGTAAAAGCCTATTATTATCTCCTACAGCTTCAGGTAAATCACTTATTATATACATGGCGATAAGGTCATTCCTTGATTCTAATGATTCTAATGCTCTCTTAATAGTACCAACAACATCTTTAGTAGAGCAAATGTATTCAGACTTTGGCGATTATTCACAAACAGATGAATGGAATCATGAAAATGAATGTCATAGGATATATTCTGGTAGGGAAAAATATAACATAAACAAAAGAGTTATTATTACAACATGGCAATCCATTTATAAGGAAAAATTAGATTGGTTCCAAGATTATGGTATGGTAATAGGAGACGAAGCTCATCAATTTAAAGCTAAATCATTAACATCAATATTAGAAAAATGTGTAAATGCAGAACTTCGTATGGGAACTACAGGAACACTTGATGGAACACAAACACATCAATTAGTACTAGAAGGTTTGTTTGGTCCTGTTTATAAGGTAACTACTTCAAAAGAATTAATGGATAGAGGTTCATTAAGTCAATTAGATATATCTGTATTGATTTTAAAATACCATGATAATTTATGTAAAGCACATATTAAGAATAGTTATCAACAGGAGCTTGATTTTATTGTAGGATATGACCCAAGGAACCAATTCATCGCGAACTTGGCTAGAGACCAAAAGGGTAATACATTAGTACTTTTTAATTATGTAGAAAAACATGGTAAACCATTACACAGGTTATTACAAGATAAAATAGATAAGGATAGGAAACTATTTTATGTATCAGGAGAAACAGATGTCGACACAAGAGAATCAGTCCGTGAGATTACTGAAAAAGAAAAGAACGCCATTATTGTTGCTTCCATTGGAACTTTTAGCACTGGTATTAACATTAGGAATTTACATAACATTATCTTTGCTTCTCCAAGTAAAAGTCAAATTAGAGTCCTTCAATCGATAGGAAGAGGATTAAGAAAATCAGAAGATGGAAGAGATACAAAGTTATATGACATCGCAGATGATTTACATTGGAAGAGTAATAAGAACTATACCCTTCAGCATGCTGCTGAAAGAATAAAAATTTATTCCAAAGAAAAATTTAAATACAAACTATACGATATAAATATATAATATGGATAACTTAAATATAAGACAATTTAAACTTATTAATGGAGAAGATGTTATTGGTGTTCTGAATGTAAAGAATGATAATAACTATATAATAGAAAGACCAGTCGTATTGCTACCTAATTTACTAGGGAATATGCAATTTGCTCATTGGTTTCCATTATCGTCTCAAAAGGTATTTAAGTTATATAAAAACCGTGTGGTACATCATGTTCCTATAGATGAGTACTTACACAAAACATACATTGATTTCGTCTTGAATACACAGAGACCAGAATACAAACTTCAGACCATGAATGAAGCAGTACAAGATATGGTTACTAGAGAGAGGGAATTGATAGAAGACTACCTGGATGTACCAGAACCCAAGGAAACAATACATTAGTTTAGTATACCTCTGGCCCCTGCCAATACTATATTATTATATCACAAAACTGGGGAAATGTAAACACGCAGGTTAAAACTTTTTATGTTTACTTTTGATTGAAAGTATGATATAATATAACATTATGGAGAAAAAATAAAATGTCAGCTAAAGCGAAAGCAAAACCACATTACGTTAACAATAGAGACTTTTCTGAAGCCGTTATGGACTATGCAACTAGAGCTCAAAAGGCAAAAGCAAAAGATATAAAACCACCTACAGTAGATGATTATATAGCTAAATGTTTTATAAGAATCGCAGAGGGTTTATCACATAGGCCAAACTTTGTACGATATACTTATAGAGAAGAAATGGTTATGGATGCTGTAGAAAATTGTCTTAGGGCAATAGGTAATTATAATATCGAAGCCTCAACTCGGACAGGAAAACCTAATGCGTTTTCGTATTTTACTCAAATATGTTATTTTGCATTTATCCGTAGGATTACCAAGGAGAAGAAGCAACAAGACATTAAATTTAGATTCATAGAGAAAATGGGTATTGAAGATTTTGTACAAATGGGTATGGACAATGAAGGAGCCGAACAAACAATGGCTTATGTAGATACACTTCGTCAAAGAATTAGTACCGTAAGGCAAAAAGATACAGCAATAAAAGAATTTGCTAAAAAGGAAAAGAAAGCTAAAAAACTGGAGTTATTCATGTCATGAAACATTTAAGCGAAAAACAAAGACAAAGAGGTATTAGGTTAACCAAAAGCAGAACAGCTAAAAACCTAAAAAGAAAAGCAAAAAGAAAAGTGATTAATTTACAAGAACAAAGGGTCAAAATAGCGGCCAGAAGGATAGGTAAACTACAGAGAAGAATGGTAAAAGAACAAATGAGGATGGCCCGTGAAAGTAGCAATTCTTAATGATACCCATTGTGGGGTAAGAAATTCATCTGATATCTTTCTTAAATATCAAGAACGCTTTTACGAAGAGATATTTTTCCCTTATTTAAAAGAACACAATATATCACAAATACTTCACTTAGGTGATTATTATGAACATCGTAAATTTGTTAACTTTAAAGCACTTAATGCAAATAGGAAACACTTCTTAGAACCATTAAGAGATTCAGGTATTACTATGGATATTATTCCAGGTAACCATGATGTATACTTTAAAAACACAAATGAACTATGTTCTCTTAAAGAGTTATTAGGGTATTTTACATCTAATGTCAATATCGTTATGAAGCCAACAGTGCTTGATTATGATGGTCTTGGTGTTGGTGTTGTGCCGTGGATTAATAATCAAAATTATAATGAATATATGAATTGGATTGCTCAATGTAAAGCACCGATACTTGGAGCTCATTTAGAGTTAAAAGGTTTTGAAATGATGGCTGGAATACCTAACCCTCACGGTATGGACCCATCAGATGCTTTTTCAAGGTTTGAAATGGTTCTATCTGGACACTTTCACACAAAATCAAGTAGAGATAATGTTCACTATCTAGGTTCACAAATGGAATTCACTTGGGCAGATGTTGATGACCCAAAATACTTCCATGTATTGGACACAGAAACAAGAGAAATTACACCAGTCAGAAATCCCATCACTATGTTTAAAAAGGTAATATATGATGATACCAAAACAGACTATAGTAAAATAGATGTAAAACAATTCGAACGCAAGTTCATTAAATTAATTGTTATAAATAAAAATGACCTTTATATGTTTGACCAATTTGTGGATAGATTACAAAGTATTGAAACATATGAACTAAAGATTGCAGAATCTTTTGAAGAGTATCTGGGAGAAAGCGTGGAAGACGAGAAAATATCCCTTGAAGATACTACCACACTTTTGGATTCATATGTTGATGCAGTGGAAACTGACTTGGACAAAGACCATTTAAAGGTTGAATTGAGAAAACTCTATACGGAGGCACAAAACCTCGAGGTAGTATGATAAACTTTAAATCATGTACATGGCAGAATTTTCTGTCCACTGGTAATGACCCTATTACAATACAATTGGATAGGACCCCTTCAACACTCATCGTAGGACAAAACGGTGCAGGTAAATCAACTTTATTAGACGCTTTATCATTTGGTCTCTTTGGTAAACCCCATAGAGATATTGGTAAAATGCAATTAGTTAACTCTATTAATGGCAAGAAAACTCTTGTTGAAGTAGAATTTACAATTGGTAACCAAGAATTTAAAATCGTTCGTGGTATAAAACCTAATAGGTTTGAAATATGGCAGAATGGTAATATGACTAATCAGGCTTCTAATATGCGTGATTATCAAAAATTCCTTGAAACCAATATATTAAAATTAAATCATAAATCATTTCACCAGGTTGTTGTATTAGGAAGTAGTTCTTTTATTCCATTTATGCAACTACCAGCATGGTCAAGAAGAGCAGTCATAGAGGACTTATTGGATATTAATATATTCTCTAAAATGAATACACTTTTAAAAGAGCGTAATGTTAAAATCAAAGACCAACTGACTGATATTAACCACCAAATTGATTTATTAAATACAAAGATTGATTCACAATCTAAATACATTAAGAGTTTAGAGGCTTTAAACCAGGACCAAATTGATGGTAAAAGAGAATCTATTAAAACCCATAAACAGGATATTGATGGTATATTTGAAGAATCAAAGGAACTTGGTAAAAATTTATCAGCACTTATTACTGAAGAGGAAAAAAGAAATAAATACCATTTAGAGAAAATGTCAGAGGTTAAATCACTGGACAATGAATTGAATAATAAAATTAAATCATTAGTGCATGATGCTAAGTTCTATGAAGAAAATGACCAATGTCCATCTTGTGACCAACCAATAACTGAGGTAATCAAAGATGATAAAATATCTAAAATTAAAAGCAATGCTGCTGATGTTCAAAGTGAGATGGAAAATCTTAGAAAAGAAATTAGAACAACTGAACAAGAAGGCCAAACAATTGCCAACCACCTCAATGAACTCAGACAAAGACAACAAAAAATAAATGCAAACAATGAAAAGATTGCTCTCTTACAAAGAGAAATAGATAAAGTTCAAAAAGAGATTAATTCACTTACTACACAGACTGGTGATTCAGGTAAAGCCAAAAAAGAACTATCTGGTCTGAGAAAAGGTAAAGAGAAAGCAACAGAAAATAAATTAGAATATATTGAAGAAAGAACTTATAACGAAGTAATAGGAGAAATGTTAAAAGATACTGGTATTAAAACTAAAGTTATCAAACAATATTTACCTGTTATGAATAGGTTAATTAATTCATATTTACAGATTTTGGATTTCTTTGTAGCATTTCACTTAGATGAAAACTTTAATGAAACCATTAGGTCACGCCATCGTGATTCATTTAACTACGCCTCATTTAGTGAAGGTGAAAAACAAAGAATCGATTTATCGTTGTTGTTTACTTGGAGGCAAATAGCCAAACTCAAGAATAGTGCAGCAACTAATCTGCTGATACTCGATGAAACCTTTGACAGTTCTTTGGACCACGATGGTATCGAAAACCTTACCAAAATTCTAACTACATTAGAAGATGGTACTAATGTCTTTATTATATCTCATAAAGGAGAAATATTAGAGAATAAGTTTAGGTCAAAAATAGAGTTCTTTAAACAAAAGAATTTCTCTAAAATTAAATAGTCGTGGGGCTATAGCTCAGTAGGGAGAGCGATTGGTTTGCAACCAATAGGTCGTGGGTTCGATTCCCTCTAGCTCCACCATTTCAAAGTTTTGTTACATTTGTGTAACAACTATGTTACAATCTTGTTACTTTTACAAAAAAGTGTTTACATTTGCTCTAGCTATGGTATAATAGTACCATAATTTAATGATAAGGAGTGAATTATGATACATAAACTACAACAATTAGGACTCTTAGATTGGGACTTCGTTTCAACTTTTGGTGGTCTTTTACTATTAATCACTTTAGGGCAAATTGTATAATGAAACATAAATCAATACTAGCAAAACTAATGGCCAAAGAAGATATTACTGTTCAATATGGTAACTATCACACAGCGTGGTTCGATATTAAAGATAGAGTATTAGGATTACCTCAATGGAAAGATATGGGTAATGATGTTGCTGACCTATTAATTGGTCACGAAGTTGGTCATGCATTATACACTCCATTCGAAGGTTGGCATGACAGCCCTGAAAAACTAGAGGGTTGCCCTAGGTCATATATTAATGTTATCGAAGACGCCAGGATCGAAAGACACATAAAAGAAAATTATGCCGGTCTTGTTGGCCCTATGTCCAGAGGATATAAAAAATTATTTGATGATGGTTTCTTTGGAGATGATATTGTTAACACAGATTGGAATAATGTTAAATTAATCGATAAAATTAACCTAAAGGCTAAAGTTGGTAATTTACTAGATGTACCTTTTAATTCTGAGGAAATTGTATATTACCAAAGAGCAATGAAAACACAAACCTTTGCTGAGGTATTGGATTTGGTTAGAGATGTTCTTGCATATACTAAAGAAAATCAAGAAGAACTAATTAAACGACCTGAGCCACAATCTTCAAAAGAAGAAACTCCTGGAAAACAAGAACAAGAACAAACTGGACCAAGTGGTCATGATGATTATGATAAGGAGGAATCAAATGCCGAACAAGATACTAAGACAGAAGCTTCTAACCAAGAAACAGATACCGAGGAATCAGGAGCTACCGAAAATCAATCTACTGCAGGAGATGAAAGTGATGATGAGCAATACCAAGGGAATGTCGAAAATCAAACTCCGATGGAAGAAGATGTTTCTGAAACTGATGAAACGTTCAGAAGAAAAGAACACACTCTCTTAGATAAAGACGAAAGAGGTGAGCAAATCTCTATTGGTAATGAATTCAGAAAAGAAATATCTGACAGAATTGTTATATCATACGAAGAGTTGGCCGCTGACAGAAAGGCAAAAACTGATATTAAAAACTATGAAAACTACAGAGCAGAGTTTAAGTCATATTTAAAAGAAGTTAAAAGAAATACTAATTATGCTGTTAAAGAGTTCGAAATGAGAAAAGCAGCTTACAGATATACCAGAGCTCAAACTGCAAAAACTGGTTCAATCGATGTTAACAGATTATGGTCATATAAAACCAATGATGATATCTTTGCAAGAGTTACTAAATTGGCTGATGCTAAAAACCATGGCATGATGATGTTAATTGATTACTCTGGCTCAATGTCAAACACAATGGCTCAGGTCATGGACCAATTATTACATTTGGTTGTTTTCTGTAAAACAGTTAACATACCATTCGATGTTTATGGGTTTACTTCTACTAATGTCAATCTAGGCAGAGATGGTTGGGGTTATGCGGCCGATGATTATACTGGACCTGATACAAGAGAGAGTGAATTACATCACGGTGGATTATCAATGCCTCAGATTATCAACTCTAAGCTAAAAAAGAATGATTACGAAGATGCGTTATTCCACATTTATCTCAGAAAGGTTCTTTGTACTAGTGAATATTCATATGACGAAAGAGCAATTCTTTCTAAGTTTGAGGAATATGGTTCAACTCCATTAAACGAGGCTCTTGTTAAAACTCACAGCCTTATTAAAACATTTAAAAATAAGAATGCAGTTGACAAAATGAACCTGGTTATTTTATCAGACGGCGATGCAAACAGATGCCAAATTGCAAAATCATCTAAAATTAAATATATTGATAGTGCTAATTATGGCAAATGTTTAATTAACATTGACGGCCAAAAGGTTAATTTACCTGATAGAGGCAGACGAGGAACTAAAGCTCTTTTGGAAAATATTCAAAAGAGATATGGAGTTAAAACTCTTGGTTTCTTTATTGCTGATGGTTCATCTAATTTCTGGTACAAAATATCAGACGCCAGAGTTGATGGCGAAGGATATGGAATGTATGACAATGATGACCGTAAGCCATATAACAGACAATATGCAAAATACAAATGTGTTACTTTTCAAGATACTCTTGGATATAACGAGTACTATATTGTTAAAAATGGTAAGTTCTTAAATACTGAGGACGATGGATTCGATGTTGCCGAAGATGCAACAAAGGGTCAAATACAATCACAGTTTAAGAAATACAGTAAGTCTAAGAAAAATAACAAAACTTTACTTACAAATTTTGGAAAGGCCGTGGCCTAATGTTACAGGAGTGTTACATTTGTGTAACATTTTTGTAACTTTTTATAATAGCGTGTTTACATTATACCTAAAGTGTAGTATAATGGTACACATAATAAATTGATAAGGAGACTATATTATGCAAAACTTGAAAACTTCAACTACTATATTACTTAAGGACCTGGTATCTAGATATCCGGACCAAGAGCACTTCAGAAAATCTACAATCGTAGATGCTGGTAAAGCTCTTGGATATACTGGTAAGGACTGGGACCCAATTCTAACTAAAGACAATAGAGTTAAAATAGGTACATATGACCTATCGGCTCTTATCGAACCAATCAGAGCTGAGGTTCTGAATTCATCTGTTGTGAATCCAACAATGCCTGCAGATGCAGCGCAGATGCAATCCATCGTTAACGAAGAAAAAACCTTCGCTTCTGAGGACCCAACATTTATCGCATGGGGTGCTTTCCATGACATCGTTAAAATAATTAAATCAAATATGTTTTACCCTACATATATCTCTGGCTTATCAGGGAATGGTAAAACATTTATGGTAGAACAGGCTTGTGCTAAAGTTAAAAAAGAATTCATCAGAGTTCAAATCAACCCTGAAACTGACGAAGATGATTTGTTAGGTGGTTTTAGATTAATCAATGGAGAAACTGTCTTCGCAAAAGGCCCTGTCTTAAAAGCAATGGAGAACGGTGCAATATTACTTCTGGACGAAATCGATAGAGCAACAAATAAAATTATGTGTCTCCAAGGTATCCTTGAAGGTAAACCTGTTCTTGTTAAAAAGACTGGTGAAATTGTAAAACCTGCTGAAGGGTTTAATGTTATCGCTACTGCCAATACAAAAGGTAAAGGTTCTGAGGATGGCAGATTTACTGCTGCTTCAATTATCGATGAAGCTTTCCTTGAAAGGTTTACCATTTCAGTTGACCAACAATTCCCTGGTATGGGTGTCGAAAAGAAAATCGTATTGAAACATATGGAAAAGTTCGGTGCAACTGATGATGACTTTGCAGATAAATTGGTTATATGGGCTGACATTATCAGAAAAACTTTTTACGATGATGGTGTGGACGAAGTCATTTCAACAAGAAGGCTTTGCCATATTGTTCAAACCTTCTCAATATTTAACAAGAGAGACAAGGCAATTGACCTATGTATCTCAAGGTTTGATGATGATACCAAATCAGCTTTCTTAGATCTTTACACAAAGGTTGACGAAGATGCATTAGGCGAATATTCTGAAGAGGAGGTAGTGTAATGGCTATTAAATCATGTAGAAAACTTAAATCAACAATAAAAAAACTTCCTATTAGAAATGATTTTAATAATGAAGGTACTTTATTTGGTATGAAAAAATTAACTCTTGATACACTTAGTGTTCAATCACTCACAGGTAATAATACTACTGGAGCGGCTTCTTCGCGTGGCATTTATTGGTGGAAGGTTGATAATAGAGTAATTTATATTGGTAAATCAGAAAAACCAGGCTCTTCTATTTCGCATAGACAATCTTCTCATTTTAATACGTTTAGAAATCAAGAGTCTACTAGAGAAGCAACTGGGAAAAAATTAAAAGAGTTTATGGAAAAATGCGAATTATCAGAAATAACAATATCAATTTTTTATATTTCAGAAGATGATGAGGCAACTATATGTGCCTATGAAACACGAGCTATAGAAGAGTATAAACCAATATTAAATAATTAGTAATATGTTTAGTAAAAAGAAACAAAAACCAGATTTTAAATTTAACGAGGGAGCTCTGATTGAAGAGCTCCTGAATTATGTAAGTAAAACCTATGATGGTCATTACAGTAAAAACAAATTTCAATCAACGGAATTTATAATTGACTGTGACCATGGTATGGGTTTTGCTTTAGGGAATGTACTAAAATACGCACAGAGGTATGGCAAAAAACAAGGATACAATAGGGCTGACTTATTGAAAATACTACATTATGCCCTTATCGCATTACACGTACATGATAAAAATGAAAAAGAGGGTTTACAATGACCTCTTTTTATGATATAATAGTAACTATTAACTATGGAGAATAATATGCAATTATCGCAAGATACCATCGCGGTATTAACTAACTTTGGAAGTATCAATTCCAATATCGTCCTCAGACCAGGACAACAGCTAAAGACTATATCTGAAGCTAAAAACATTCTGGCTGTGGCTGATATTGTAGAGGATTTTCCTGCTGATATGGGTATATATGATTTAAATGAATTTTTATCTACCTATTCATTGGTTGATGACGCAACACTAGTGTTCGAGGATAACTCGGTTCAAATTAAAAATAATACCAATAAGGTAAAATTTTATTTTGCAGAACCAAGTATTCTGACAACACCAGATAAAGATATCACAATGCCTAGCTGTGAGGTTAATGTCGTTCTAACAGAAGAGATGTTATCCAAAACTAAAAAGGCTGCTTCTGTATTGGGACACACTGATGTCGCCATTATAGGAGACGATGAATCAATATCTGTGAAGGTATTTGACACTAAAGATTCTAGTGCCAATACTTTTGAAACCGAATTAGGACCAAATACAACTGGTCATAAGTTTTCGTTCGTGATGAACATATCTAATATGAAAATCATTGACGGAGAGTACGATGTACAAATATCATCTAAATTGATTTCAAAGTGGACTAATAAGAACAAACCAATATCTTATTTTATCGCTTTAGAAAAATCAAGTTCATTTGGTGTATAAATACATTGTGAGTAATAAAAAGATGCCGAAAGGGTCTTTTTATTTTGTTAACTATCTTTGCAAAGGAGAAACAAAATGGCAGAAGAAGTGAAAAATGAAAACGCTGAAACAGAAGCAGTTCAGTTGTCTTTACAAGACATCGCTACTATGGTACAAATAATTGATATTTGTTCTAAAAGAGGTGGATTTGAAGGACCAGAACTAGAAGCAGTTGGTGGATTAAGGAACAGAATAGTTACTTTCCTCAACGCGGCATCTAAAAATGGCGAAACACCTGAGGGTCAAGTACCTGAAGTTGAAGCTGTTGAAGAAGATTCAGCAGAATAAATTATGGGGAGGCTTCTGTCTCCCTACTTTTACATTATAGGATATATTATGGAAACAAATGAAAAAGCCAAATTGCTCGAGGCTTTACAAACAGGGCATGTCACAGTAACATTCAAAAAAATAGATACAGGCGAATTAAGAATAATGCCATGTACTCTAAAACCAGAAACTCTACAAGAGGCTGGTGTCACAATATCAATAGATTATTCAGCAACAGGAATGGAAGCATTTCCGGTATGGTCATTAGACAAAAATGCATGGAGAAGTTTCAGGTTGGACACAGTTGTTCAATGGGATACTAATTCACCAAGTCAATTCAGAGTCGTAGATGATGCTGGAGTTGATATGGAAACAGGTAAAATGGTATGAATGAATATTTATGGGTTGAAAAATACAGACCTCAGACAATAGAGGACACAATACTACCTGTAGCCTTAAAGGATACATTCAGACAGATACTAGAGAATAAAGAATTACCAAATTTGTTATTCACTGGTACTGCAGGGGTAGGTAAAACAACAGTCGCTAAGGCAATATGTAATGAATTAGATTTGGATTACTTATTAATCAATGGTTCTGAAGAAGGTAACATTGATACACTTAGGCACAAAATTAAACAATTTGCATCAACTGTAAGTTTACAGGGTGGATACAAGGTGGTGATTTTAGATGAAGCAGACTATCTAAACCCCCAGTCCACCCAACCCGCACTTAGAGGATTCATTGAAGAGTTTAGTAACAATTGTAGGTTCATAATGACCTGTAATTTTAAGAATAGAATCATTGAGCCATTACATTCTAGGTGTTCGGTTGTTGAATTTAATGTCAAAAAGAACGACCTAGCTGAACTGTGTTCATCGTTTATGGCCCGTGTAACCACTATCCTTAACACAGAACAGTGCGGGTACGATGAGCCTGTTATCGCAGAGCTCATTATGAAGCATATGCCAGACTGGAGACGTGTTCTTAACGAACTACAAAGGTATTCTTTATCTGGTAATATTGATTCAGGTATATTGGTTAATATACAAGAGGTATCGCTAAACAATCTAATGGCAGCGATGAAGGATAAAAATTTTAAACAAATGAGACAATGGGTAACCGATAACATTGATGTTGAACCTGCTGCTCTATTCAGAAAGATATATGACAATATGTACGAACATGTGGACCCACAAAGTATTCCACAACTAGTGCTTATATTGGCTGATTATCAATACAAGAATAGTTTTGTGGCAGACCATGAATTAAATATGGTTGCATGTTGTACTGAAATTATGGCAGGAGTGAAATTTAAATGAAAAAATATATAATTAATCCAATTACAGGAGAGGAAACAATCCTCGAAGATACAGACCCAACTTGGAACGTGGTTGAAATACATTACAGTGGAGAGGATAAAAAGTATAGAGCAGTTCAATATAACACCACTAAAGTTATTATTGCTGAAAGAACTTTTAATACAAAAGAAATGGCAGAGGCTTATATCTCTCAACAATCATGAGTCCATTTGATTATATAAACGATATTACCTATGGCAAAAAAGGTATCATGGTTGATGATATTGCAGAAAAAGAATATAATGCATTTATCATTAATCGTGGACTCTCTATGTACCCAGATACTATTCTCTTTGCTAATGAGATGAATATACATCATAATCTAGACCATCGGCTTCAGTACGATTTTTTTATAAATATAATTAGAAAGAACAAAAGGTGGTCGAAGTGGATTAAACCACAAGAGGTCACTAATATTGAACTAATTAAAGAATATTATGGATATAGCAATGAAAAAGCTAAATCTGTTTTATCATTATTCAGTGCAGAACAAATCGCTGATTTGAAACAAAGGATTTACAAAGGTGGAAAACGAAAATAAAGAAATCACAAATTGGCAACCAACTGATATGTTGGAAGTCACACTCAATGAACCAGACGACTTTTTAAAAATACGTGAAACATTAACACGTATTGGAGTCGCATCACGCAAAGACCAAAGACTGTATCAATCTTGTCATATATTACATAAACAAGGTAGATACTTCATCGTACATTTTAAAGAACTCTTTTTACTAGATGGTAAACCAAGTAACTTGGTAACTAATGATTTGGAGAGAAGGAATACAATTGCAACATTGCTTGCTGATTGGGGTTTAGTTACCATAATAAACTCAGCTCAAGCAAAGCCATTGGCTCCGTTAAGACAAATTAAAGTAATTCCATTTAAGGAAAAGAGTCAATGGGAATTGTGTCCAAAATATAATATTGGTAACACAAATAAAGATTAAGCTATTGTTTTCTTAACAACCTTGTTTAATCTACCAGATTTCATAAATTTATGAAATTTTTTAAAATAGTTTTTTATTAAATTCATATTATTATTTATACAGACTAGGTAAACTATTTGTATAAATAACAACGGAATTGCCCATTAGGGGATTCCAAATTAACCTTGCTAAACATATAGGAGGAAACAAAATGGTAGTAAGAAATAACTTGAACGTACCGCGTTCACTATTTGTTGGATTTGATACATTGTTTGAGGACCTGGAAAGGATTCATTCAAGTGCTAGGTCTAGTAATAATAATTATCCACCCCATAACGTTGTTAAAATTGATGAGGAAAAATTCCTTATTGAATTAGCAGTGGCTGGGTTCGCAGAAGATGATATTAATATCGAACTTAAGGACGGTATTCTTAAAGTCTCTGGAGAAGTGGATAAAGATGAGCGTGAATATGCATATAAAGGCATTTCTAGCCGCAAATTTGAGAAGAGCTTCCGACTCTCAGAATTTGTAGTAATAGACGGTGCTGATTTGAAGGATGGGATACTAGTGGTTTATGCCAGAGTAGAACTTCCGGAAGAAAAGCGTCCTAGGAAGATCGAATTAGGGTCTGCTGGGGCATCAAAGAAGAAAGAATATCTAAAAGGATAGACTGGCAAGCAGCGACACTCAGTAGATATGTAATAAACACATTTACTGGAGAACAACATGAAACATATAATCCATCTTATGGATAAGTATGAAGACGTTGCCGAGGCCTTAAAAAATACTGCAATTGCATTATTAACAACCGGACTAATCTTAGGATTAGCACCAGCGTTAATGATAGCTCAGGCATCTAATTTTTAAGTCTCATTGACATAATCATGCGGGGGAAAGAAATTTCCCCCAACCTATTTACATTATACTGAAAATGTGATATAATATACATTATGAAATTTTATACAAACATCTCTCGTTATGGCAATTCCCTCCTCTATCGAGGCTACGAAAATGGGAAAAAGATATCCAAACGAATTAAATATCAACCCACGGTTTTTGTTTCCACACCAAAAGGTGATTGGAAATCCATCGATGGTGTGCAATGCGCGCCAATTAAACTTGACAGCATGCGTGATGCAAAAAACTGGATTGATGAAAACAAACACACAGCAGGTCGCCAAATCTTTGGCAATGATCGATATATACCTGCATATATCAATGAAGAGTTTCCCGGCCCAATAGAATACAACAGAAACCAAATCAATGTAACTACAATTGATATTGAGGTTCAATCAGACGAAGGCTTTCCACACCCAGACACAGCAAGTTATCCGGTAACTGCTATCTGTATTAAAAATAATATTGATAATACATATTATGTTTGGGGTTGTGGCGATTATAATGTATCAGAATCAGTAATGAAAAGTAATCGCGTCGTATATAAAAAGTGCGAATCAGAATTGGAATTATTTCAATTATTCCTAACACATTGGTCTACTCCTAGTAATTATCCAGATGTTATTACCGGTTGGAATGTTCGATTCTTTGATATACCATATATTATCAATAGGTCAATTAAAATACTAGGTGAGGACCTAACTAAAAAATTCAGTCCCTGGAATATGATTGAACCAGGTTCAGTCCGTAGAATCAACAGAACAGAAGCCGTGTATGACCTAAAAGGCATTAACACTGCTGATTACCTAGAGCTCTTCCAAAAATATACTTACACTGCTCAGGAATCATATCGACTTGACCATATTGCAAATGTAATACTTGGCGATAAAAAGCTCTCATACGAGGAACATGGTTCTTTGTTTGATTTATATAAAAATGATTACCAAAAGTTTATTGATTATAATATCAAGGACGTGGAATTGGTTGACCGATTAGAAGAAAAAATGGGTCTTATCACACTGATGATGACCATGGCATATAAAGGTGGTGTAAACTATTCAGACACATTTGGAGTCACAGCGATATGGGAAACAATTATATATCGTCATTTATATGAACAAAAAATCGCAATACCATTTTACGAGGATAAAATTAAATCATCATATCCTGGTGGATATGTCAAAGACCCTATGGTTGGAATGCATGATAATGTAGTATCCTTTGATTTAAATTCTCTATATCCATCACTCATTATGCAATACAATATGTCGACCGAAACAATTGCTGAAGGTGTTGTGGCAAATATTGATGTGGAAAAAATACTAGAAGGACAACAAATTAATAACAGGGGATATTCACTTGGTGGTAATGGACAATGTTTTCATACAGATACAAAAGGTGTAATGCCAAAACTTGTGGATACCATGTATAGTGACCGTGTGACAATCAAACAAAACATGATTTCTGCACAAAAAGAACTACAAACAATTGACAAAACCGATAAACAAAAACTATGGGATGTTGAACGAAGGATATCAGTTGCTGAAAATGAACAGATGGCAATTAAAATTCTTTTAAACAGTTTATATGGTGCTTTAGGTAATAGGTACTTCCGCTTCTTCGACCAAAGAATTGCAGAGGCAATTACATTATCAGGTCAGCTAACAATTCGATGGGCAGAGGTTGCGATTAACAAGTATCTAAATACTATATTAAAAACAGATAATAAGGATTATGTGATTGCAATCGATACTGATTCACTATATGTTTCACTTGACGAATTGGTTAAAGCAGTTAACCCAGATGACCCAATTAATTTTATGGATAAAGTTTGCCAGGATAAATTGGAACCAGTATTACAAAAAGCATATGACAAACTATATACTCTAATGGGTGGCATTGAAAATCGTATGGTTATGAAGCGAGAGGCTATTGGCGACCGCGCAATCTGGACTGCTAAAAAGAGATATATTCTCAATGTGCATGATAACGAGGGCGTGAGATATGCAGAACCTAAATTAAAAATTATGGGTATCGAGGCTATTAAATCTTCAACTCCTGCTATGTGTCGCGATGCTCTTAAGGAATTATTTAAAGTTATAATGCAAGGTAGTGAAAGACAAACACAAATTGCAATTGAACAATTTAAAACATATTTTTGTACACTACCACCGCATGAGGTTGCTTTTCCTCGTGGCGTATCTAGTGTGTCTGAATATAGAGACAAGGAAAGGATATATCGCAAAGGTAGCCCAATCCATGTCCGTGCTGCTCTATTACATAATCATCAACTCAAGTTACATGGACTGACTAGAAAATATGAACCAATTAAGAATGGAGACAAAACTAAATTTGTCTATCTTAAAAAACCAAATCCTATACATGAAAATGTAATTGGATTTACTCAATATCTACCGATAGAATTCGGACTAAATAACTATATAGATTATGAAACACAATTTCAAAAAACCTTCCTGGACCCTATTGAGCATATACTCAAGGCTGTAGGTTGGTCCTCAGAAGAAGTTCAATCTTTGGAAGATTTTTTTGGATAAGGGGTTTACAAATATGTCTAAATATAGTATAATATACCAACATGGAGAAAAAAATGGAATTAATTAGATTATCCTCAGGCGAGGAAGTGATAGGAAAGGTTACCGATAATGGTGATTCAATTACTATTAAAGATGGTTATTCTCTGCTACCTGCAGGGGAAGGCCGAATTGGGTTTATGCCTTTTATGGCTTATACCAAAGCAAGTGAAGGTGTTACAATCGATAAAAGATTCATAATGTTTGTTGTGGAACCAGCCAATGAAATGGTCGACCAAGTCAGACAAATGGATTCAGGGATTGTAGCTAACACTGGAAGTAAAATCGTAGTATAATGCAGTCAAAATACCCAATATACATTATCAGTAAAGGTAGAGCCGACTCTAGGCTAACCGTTAAATCTATGGAAGAGATTGGGGCAATGTATCGTATTGTTATTGAGGAATCAGAATATGATGATTATGCGGCAGTCATTCCAAAGCAAAACATACTTACATTACCAACCAATTTTAGAGACAATCCAAATTGGTCTAGAAAATGTGAGGTTACAGGACTTTTAGGTGGTTCAATACCAGTTCGTAACTGGGTATGGGAACATTCGATTAATGAAGGTCATAAAAGACATTGGATACTAGATGATAACATGCAACACTTTTATCGTTTACATAAAAACAAAAAAGTGCAGATGACTACACCAACAGGGTTTAGAGCATGTGAGGATTTTGCAGACCGATATACAGATGTAAAAATGTTTGGTATGAACTATGCATTCTTTGCTCCTTCAACTACTAAACGACCACCGTATTATCATAACACTAGAGTTTACAGCTGTATATGTTTATCAAATGATATATACCCAGACCTATATTGGAGAGGTAGATACAACGAGGATACTGATTTATCATTAAGAGTAATGAAATCAGGTTATCATACATTGTTATTTAATGCTTTCTTATGTGGTAAGGTTGCAAGTATGGCCATGAAAGGTGGTAATACTGAAGAGATATACAACATCGATAAAGTGGGTGGCGTTGAAGCAAGAGCAGGTAGTGAAGGCTTTGATAATAGAAAAACCTTTGCTGAATCGCTTAGAGACCAACACCCAGATGTAGTTCATGTGACTCAAAAATGGGGTAGATTCCACCATCATGTCGATTATAGGGAATTTCAAAAAGGTATCAAACCAACATTAAAAGATGGTCTAAATATACCTAAAGGTCCAAATAATTATGGACTCAAATTAGTAAGACTTAAGGAGAAAGAAAATGTCAAGAAATAATAAAACTTTAAATTATCAACCTGAAAATCTATTTGTTATGACAGGTCAAGAAGAGGAACAAACACCTTACGATTGGGACGGAATGCCTGAATTTAACCAACCAGAAGCAGAAGCTTGGAAAGTGTTAAAAGTAAGATTTCGTAACGAAGAGGATTTAAGAAACTTTGCCGAAACAATTGACCAAACAAATATTACTTTAAAAACAAAAGGTATATGGTATCCACCAGCAGATAAATTTGCTAACAGTTTACTTCGCTATATGGACGAAGGTCAAATCTCAGATGATAATGTCCAGGAGATAATAGAAGAATAATGAGTCAATTTTTAATAGAACAAAAAGGTAAAAAGTTATTAGATACTTTCTTAAATGATTATAAAAACATCTGTGATGTTGATGATGCTTTCTTAGAACAAACTAGAGAATACATTAAATCAAATGAAAGGTTTGATTACCTTACTGAAAAATGGTATGAATGGTTAGAGGCTGAAGGCGTGGATAAAGCATATGAGGTTTATTCAGATGAACATTATCTTACTGACCAATTTAATTGCTTTAGAGTATACGCAAGAGCTTATCTAAGAGCACTTAGTAAATCTACTAAATTAATACCACAGCCATTAACTGAATTTACAAACGATGCTTCATCTATTGTTGATGTAGGAAATGGTATAGGATATTCAACTGCTATATTATCTCAATTGTATCCAGGTAAAATTACCTTTGGTACAAATTTAAAAGGTACCGACCAATGGAAATTCGCTAGTGAAATGGGTAAAAGATATAACTTTAATATGGTCGAAGATGTAAAGGACATTGCAGTCACTGATGGATTGGTGTTTGCTTCAGAATACTTTGAACACTTCCTAGACCCAATAATGCATGTCGAACATATAGTGAAACATATTAATCCTAAATACTTTGTAATCGCGAACGCATTTAATACATGGTCAATAGGTCATTTTGAAACATATGAAAACCATGGCGTACCTGTGGACCAAAGTAAAATCAGCAGAGTCTTTAATAATAAACTAAGAGAACTAGGCTATAACCAAGTCAAAACAGGACTATTCAATAACAAACCAACTCTTTGGAAAAAATAGGGGTTTACATTTTAACCGTTTTGTGTTATAATATACCATATGATTGTCGGAACACTATTTAAATCTATATTTGATAATAAAACAGATAAAGGTATTTCATTACCTACTTTCAATCATTTTGAAAAAGTTCTATATAAATTATCTGATAAAGACCGTAAGCATAAAAAAGATGCTGAATTAATGTCACCTGCAATTTATAAACCTGGTACAACTAGGTCTAATGATAATGTTACTGCTTGGGGTGGCTGGTGTGCAGTTGATGTTGATGATTATGAAGGAACAATTGACAATTTAGAAGAATGGATTCAAAACAAATGTAATAATCATTATTTTGTTTGTTACTCCACTGCCTCATCTACAGAAAACCAACCGAAATTCAGATTGGTATTTCCACTCACAAAACATGTTCAAAGAGATAATATTAAACATTTTTGGTTTGCTCTCAATAAAGAACTAGGTGAGGTAGGTGATATTCAAACTAAGGATTTATCTCGTATGTACTATATTCCTGGTGACTATAAAAATGCATTTAATTTTATATTTACATCTAAGGGTAATGTTATGGACCCAGATGATATAATGTCAAAACATGAATATGTGGAAAGCTCTGGTAATACTATGTTTGATAGGTTACCAAAGAAAATGCAAGAAGCAATGATGCAACATATGAAGGATAAATTAACCAATACAGAAGTCAAATGGACTGGTTATAGAGACTGTCCTTATTTTCCAAAACAATTAGAACAGGATTATCGCACAATCTCTGGTTCTGGTTGGTATCATAAAATGTATCAAATCATGGTCGCTCTTGCCGGTAATGCAATTAAAAATAATTATCCAATTACAGCATCTGAAATTACTTATTTGTGTCGCGAATTGGATATTGATACTGGTAACTGGTATGCAAAACGACCACTTGATAAAGAAGCCGAAAGAGCTTTGGAATATGTTTACAAAAATCAATTTTAATGGTATAATATAACAATGAAAAAAATAACAGTAGTAGGTTCTGGTTATGTCGGTATGGCAAATGGAGTTGCTTTATCACAGCACAACAATGTTATTATATTGGATATTAATTCTGAAAGGGTAAATCAAATCAGAAATAATATATCGCCAATAGAGGACAAACTCATTACAGAATTTTTAAAATCAGAAGAGTTAACGCTTACTGCTTCTACAAATAAAGAAACGGCATACGAAAATGCTGATTATGTTATTGTTGCTACTCCGACTGATTATTGCCCTATACAAAATTATTTCAATACTGATTCAGTTGAATCTGTAATACGAGATGCATTGGAAAAATGTAAAGGTCATATTATAATTAAATCGACTGTCCCTGTTGGGTTTACAAAACGAATGAATGAAAAGTTTGAAACCGATAGGATATTATTCAGTCCAGAGTTTTTAAGAGAAGGCAGAGCATTATTTGATTGTTTAAATCCTACGAGGATTGTTGTTGGTGGTAAACCAAAAGTAGCTAAATCATTTGCACAACTCTTATCAAATGCTGCAATAAAAGAATCACCAGTAATATTAACACATTGGACCGAAGCAGAGGCAATAAAACTCTTTGCCAATGATTACCTAGCTATGAGAGTTGCTTATTTTAATGAAGTAGATACATATTCAGAATATCATAAATTAAATTCAAAAGATATTATTGATGGTATGTGTTATGATGATAGGATAGGCCAAGGATATAATAATCCAAGTTTTGGTTATGGTGGTTATTGTTTCCCTAAGGATACAAAACAATTATTGGCTAACTATAAAGAGAACAGAATACCAAATCGCTTGGTTGGTTCAGTTGTATATTCCAATGAGGTCAGAAAGGATTGGATTGCAAATCAAATACTAAGAAGAAATCCAAATGTTGTTGGTATATACAGGATGGCTATGAAATCTGGTTCTGATAACTTTAGAAGTTCTGCAATCGAGGGTATTATTGAACGATTATCTACACAGGTCAAAGTGGTTATATATGAGCCAATGTGTAAGGACGAAGAGTTCCTAGGCTGTGTGGTTGAAACTGAACTAAATAAATTTAAGAAATTAAGTGATGTTATTGTTGCTAATAGGCTCGATGATAATATTACAGATGTAGAAGAAAAGGTCTATACGAGGGATATATATGGAGACAACTAAAAGAATATTAGTTATCGGTGGTGCAGGATTTGTCGGTTCTAATCTAATTAAGAAACTATTGGAACAAGGGCATGATGTTATATCGATGGACAATTATTCCACTGGTTCGCATGACAATGAACATGAAGGCTGTCATTACTATTATGGCACACCAAGAGACTTAATGGGAACTTTACAGCATCACAAATCAACATTTGATTACATATTTCATTTAGGAGAATATGCAAGAGTTGAACAATCATATTCAGATTGGGATACTGTTATTGATTCAAACCTAAAATGTTTTCCTTATGTATTGGACTTTGCAAAACACCAGGACGCTAAATTAATCTACTCTGGTTCCTCGACCAAATTCGCTGAAGGTGGTGGTAGAAATATGAGCCCTTATGCATTTACAAAAGCACAGAATACAGAATTACTAAAAAATTATTCTGAATGGTATGGATTGGATTACACTATCGTATATTTTTATAATGTGTATGGAGATAATGAAATAGGTTCAGGTAAATACGCAACAGTGGTTGCTAAATTCCTTAATATGGTCAAAGAAGGAAATGCAAGTTTACCTGTTACATTTCCAGGAACACAGCTAAGAAACTTTACACACATTGATGATATAATCGATGGGTTAATATTGGCCGGATTCGAAGGTAGTGGAGATAATTATGGTATTGGTTCTGATGATAAATATTCAATACTAGAACTAGTTGATATGCTAGGTGTTTTGGCAAATCCAATACCATCAGTACCAGGTAACAGAATGAATGGCGAACTGAAAACAGAAAAACTAAAAGAGTTAGGTTGGTCAGCCAAAAGAAAATTACCAGAATATATAAAGGAGAAGTTAAGTGAATAAAATAGAAAATCCAGGTGGGTTAAAATTATTTAGAACATTTTTAGGTGGAATGTTATTTGGTGGATTATTAATGTTTATATTATTATTACCATCAACATTAAAAGCAAGTGAGTCAGAATACGATGAAAGTAGATATTGTTTAGCACAAAACATATATTTTGAATCACAAAACCAAGCATTTGCTGGTCAAATAGCTGTGAGTCATGTAGTGATAAATAGAGTTGAGGATTTACAATTTCCCAATACAATATGTGGCGTAATATATCAGGCAAAAACTAGAATCAATTGGAAAGGAACTGAGGTTCCAGTTCGACATCAATGTCAATTTAGTTGGTTCTGTGATGGTAAATCAGATGAACCTGTTGATTCAATTACATGGTTAAATTCAATCAGAGTAGCAGATATGGTATTGTCTGGCGAATACCCAGACATTACTGAAGGTTCACTTTGGTATCACAGTGATAAGGTTTATCCTTATTGGACAAGTCAATTAGAGCATACAGTTTTAATTGATAATCATTTATTTTATAAGTAAGGAGAATACTATGAAAATGTTAGCAGACAATGTCTTAATAACAGAAGTACCAACTGAAACACAATCAGCTGGTGGAATTATATTAACAGAATCAATAGATAATGCAAGCAAACCTGGTTTGGTCTTATCAGTTGGGTCAGGAGCAAATGGTTCAATCGCACGAGGTCAAAGAGTTTTCCTTGAGTGGGATAAAGCTATGCCTGTAAATGTGGACGGAAAGGCTGCAGTTATTATAAAATCAGAATACATTAGAGCAATAATAGGAGAAGAATAATGTACAAATATAAAGTTCATGTAACAAGAATTGTCGATGGAGACACAGTTGATGTTGATATCGATTTAGGTTTTGGTATGATATATAAAAAACAAAGAGTTAGAATGATGGGTATTGATACTCCTGAATCTAGGACTCGTGATTTAGAAGAAAAGTTTTATGGTTTACAATCAAAAGCATTTCTTAAAAATCTTTTAACCGGTTCAAAAAGGTATAGAGATATCTATTTGGTATCACATGATAAAGGTAAGTTTGGAAGAATATTAGGAGAAATATTCATTGCAGACCCATACACATTAGACGAAGGGTTAATGAATAATGCCGCCGGTAATGTCAATCAAATGATGATTGATAACCACCACGCCGTTCCATATCTTGGGCAATCCAAGGACGATACAAAGCAAGGTCATATGTGGAATAGAGCAGCTTTAAACGAAAAAGGAATAAAATATATTAAATAACGTGTTTACATTTGGTCCGCTTTATGGTATAATAGGCACATATGTTTAAAAATGATTATAACGCTATACCTGGAGCCTTTTGGGAAACCTTAGGGCAATATGTGTATGGTTATATGGAAGATGGCAATTTTGTATATATTGGAAAGGGTAATGGCAACAGAGCTCTCTCCCATGTCGGTAGTAAAGAATACGATACTGATAACCTATACATTATTGCTAGAAACCTTGAACGGTTTGGAGAGAAAAAGGATTGGCAATCTTTTCTACTTGAATCATATTTAATATCAAATAACAACCCAAGAGATAACTCAGTCTCTGGACATTATAAGGAGTGTTTTATTATGGCAAAAATGAGTGAACTATTTAATGAATTCGAAAGAAGTCAACATGATAATTTCGAGGTATTACCAGATTGGTATGTGGAAAATTATGATATATTTAAAGGCAGATTAAATGTCTTTGTTGTAAAATCACATCATCATCTTTTAGAGTTTAATACATCGCATAAAATGCAACCAGTTTTAGAGATTACAACTGATGATGAAGTATCACTAAAGGTTCAAATACACGCAAGAGACGAGGTATTGGAAACTAGAAAGGAACAATTATATACCTTCTGTGAACAATTAGGCATTACCGATATCGAAGAAGTTGGTGTTAGGAATCATTTCCAAATAGGAATAGAAGATAAGGAAACTGCATTTAAGTTTATTGAGGACTTTTATTCGTAATGAAAAATCCAAAAGTAGGAATTACGGCTTCAACATTTGACCTTTTACACTCAGGTCATGTTGCCATGTTAAGAGAAGCAAAAACTGCATGTGATTATTTAATTTGTGCATTACAGAATGACCCATCGGTTGACAGACCAGAGAAAAACAAACCCATTCAGAATATTGTCGAGCGACAAGCACAACTATATGCAATCAGATATGTGGACGAAATATTAGTATATAATACAGAAGATGAACTAAGAGATATTTTATCAATGTACGATATTGATGTAAAAATTATGGGACAAGAGTATAGAGATATTGATTTCACTGGTAAAGATATATGCCAGAAAAGAGGAATCGAATTCTATTTTAATAAAAGAGAACACAGATTCTCTACAAGTGATTTGAGAAAAAGAGTAATAAAAGGAGAAATATAATGCCAAGTATCGATTTAACACCACGGAATAGACATCCGAAGGATAGGAAACCACCCAAACCAATGCCGTTTGATGTTGGTTTAAGAAAGTTTCGTAAAGCCTGCGATAAAGCAGGTATTGTGCAAGAGGTTCGTATGAGAGAATTCTATGAAAAACCTACTGCAAAAAGAAAACGCAAGAAGGCTGAAGCTATAGGCCGTACAAGAAAATTAAGAATGCAAGAACAAGCAATGAATAATCCTAGAAGGAGGAGATAATATGTCAGTAATGGACAAACTGAAGAAAAACAGCAAAATCAAATTTACAAATACACTAGATAAATCAGAATTTTTTACACAAAAAGATGTAGTAACAACTGATGTACCTATGATTAATGTCGCCTTATCTGGTGATGTTGATGGTGGTTTAACCTCTGGTCTTACAGTATTGGCTGGTCCAAGTAAACATTTCAAAACATCATTCGCTTTATTAATGGCTGGTGCTTATTTAAAGGAACATGAAGATGCTGTATTATTATTTTATGATTCAGAGTTTGGCTCACCCCAATCTTATTTTGAATCATTTGGTATTGACACTTCAAGAGTATTACATACTCCTATTGTTGATGTTGAACAACTAAAATTTGATTTGGTTGGTCAATTGGATAACCTAGAGCGCGACGATAAAGTTGTTGTAGTGATTGATTCAATTGGTAACCTCGCATCGAAAAAAGAACTAGAAGATGCACTGAATGAAAAATCAGTTGCAGATATGTCAAGAGCTAAAGCATTAAAGGGATTATTCAGAATGGTCACTCCTTATCTTACTATGAAGAATATCCCTTTACTTGCTGTTAATCATACCTATCAAGAGATTGGATTATTTCCAAAAGCTATTGTTTCAGGTGGAACAGGTATCTATTACTCTGCTGATAACATTTGGATTATTGGTAGGAGACAAGTGAAAAAAGGTACCAATGTTCAAGGTTATGACTTTGTAATCAATGTAGAAAAATCAAGATTTGTAAAAGAAAAATCTAAGGTACCTATTTCTGTAACCTGGGAAGGTGGTATCGCAGAATACTCTGGACTGTTAGAGGTAGCAATGGCTGGTGGCTATGTAGTAAAACCGACAATGGGCTGGTATGCTGCAGTGGACAAAGCCACTGGTGAAATAATCGACCCTAAGGTCAGAGAAAAAGATACTGTTACAGAAGCTTTCTGGACTCCTATCTTTGAAAACACAGACTTTAAAGAGTTTGTAAAATCATTCTATTCAATTGGTCACAAACCAATGCTTGAAATAGATTTGGAAAGCACTTTACAAGAGGAGTAGAATAGTGTATAATATAACTAATGAGGATTATTCTATTGTAGAGAATCCTAACTCAGAATTCCATGGTGTTTTATTAAAAACAGGAATTTATAAAGAGGCAATAGTTGTTTATGGAACTGTATCAATAAAAGAATCCCCGGAACTTGATATGGCGACACTTGGGTTTACATTTAATATACAAGACCCCGGCGACCATGATTTTGATAAACTCAATGAATCAGAAGAGTTTAAAAATTATCTGGGCGCTGTATTACAACATATTATTACCGACAGTTTAGAATGGGGACAAGATAATAAATTAGCAAGGATTGGAATTGGAAATAACGAATCATCTACAGACACACATACTGAATCATCTCCTCAACAATGAGGATTATTGCAGAAGAGTTGTACCATATTTAAAGAAAGAATACTTTGAAGGTACACATAAGGTTGTATTTGACCTTATAACTAAATTTGTACATCAGCATAATATTTTACCTACTTCTAAGGTATTACAATTAGAGTTACGAAAGGTAAGTGCACCAGATGATGTATTAAATAATGCTTCTACATTAATCAATGAAATCGCTATCAAATCAGATATCGATACAGAATATCTAATCAGAGAATCTGAAAAGTGGTGTCGCGATAGAGCAGTCCATAATGCTATAATGGATTCAATTGGTATTATTGATGGTAGAGATGGTGAACGAACAGAAGGTTCCATACCAGAAATACTATCAGAAGCACTCGGTGTTTCATTTGACCAACAAATAGGTCATGATTATATTGATGATTCTGATGAACGATTTGATTTCTATAACAAAAAAGAATCTAGGACCCCTTTTGATTTGGATTATTTCAATAAAATAACAAAGGGTGGATTACCTAATAAAACTTTAAATATTGCTCTTGCAGGGACTGGTGTCGGTAAATCGTTATTTATGTGTCACTGTGCTGCATCAGTCCTACAGCAAGGCAAAAATGTTTTATATATTACCATGGAAATGGCAGAAGAAAGAATCGCAGAGCGTATCGATGCAAACCTAATGGATTTACCTATTGAACAATTACAGAGAATTGGTAAACATGCCTTTGATAGTAAAATACAGAAAATCGCTCAAGCCTCTATAGGTAAACTAATCATTAAGGAATATCCTACAGGCTCTGCTCATACCGGACATTTCAGAGCATTACTAAACGAATTAAAACTTAAAAAAGCATTTAAGCCAGATATGATATATATCGACTATTTAAATATTTGTGCCTCTAGCCGCATGCGTGGGCTTGGAGGGAGTATAAATAGTTATTCATACATAAAAGCTATCGCAGAGGAATTGCGTGGCTTGGCTGTGGAATTCAATGTTCCAATAGTATCGGCAACACAGACTACAAGGTCTGGGTATTCAAATACCGATGTCGGACTAGAGGATACATCTGAATCATTTGGGTTACCAGCTACGGCAGACCTTATGTTCGCTCTTATTTCAACAGAGGAACTAGAGGAACTTGGCCAAATGTTGGTAAAACAATTGAAAAATCGTTATAACGATCCTACCAAATACAAAAGATTTGTGATTGGTGTGGACCGTTCCCGCATGAAACTATATGATGTGGAGGAATCGGCTCAGGCAGATATTATGTCAGACCCAATTCCCGATAAACCAATAAATAAATTTGGCGATAGAGATTCGGAAGATACCTTTGCCAACTTTAAAATATAAAGGAGAACTATATGAATATGTTAAATACAGCAAAAGCATGGTTAATGGACCGATGGGCAGAACGCACATCTTGGGACGGTGGACTTATTGTCGGCCTATCATTATCCTACCTATTACTAGGTGGACTTGTTGACTTAGTAGCTTGGGTAGCCCTAGCTTATGGTGTTTACACTTTTATTGCAAAAGAAGTATAATAACCTTTTAATTATGACAATTCATGGGGGACTTTCAAAGTCCCCTTTTTATATCCCCACAAAATATATATAAAATTTATATACTTTATTTTCATTAGCGTGTTTACATTTGCTCCTAGATGGTGTATAATATACCTATATTTAAAATTAATGATAAGGAGTTAAATATGTTAAATGCAAGAATACTAGGCAACCAACCAGAACCATCACTAACGATGGATGGATACGAAATCGTAGATTTCGAAGTAAGAACAAGAGATGAATCTCTTTTCACAAAAGGCAAAAAAATCGTCAATGATTATATTGCTAACAATCCTACATGGGAAGGATGTCAATTATTTATCAACGACCCAATGACAGTTGGTATTTATCCACAGAATAGCAAAGGTGCTACATTCAATGAAATTGTTTTAAAATTAGAATCATTAGGCTTTTATGGAAAAGCTGCTGGTTACGCGGAGGTAAAGTAATGAAAAATTTAGTTATAAACACCCAGTATATGGAAAACTACGGCGATAGGCTTGACCCATATATGAAGTTCAAGGGTGGTAACACTTTTATTTTACCTAACTGTGGTGACCTTAACGAGAATGAGGTCGCAACTCTAGTTGCTAGGGTAAGGCCTTTTATTTGTACATCTTTCGAAGAGTCCAATGGCGGCTGTGAGGAATACATCATTGATTTTGATGTTGTGGAAAGGTCAGAGATAAATATCCCAGCAGGAGAAACAGTTACAGAATTTCATTTCCTTAACGAGGATGGCTCACCTAGCTTTATGAAAGTTACTGACAACCGTGAAGATGGTTGGATGCGTAAAGAAATCTTAGAGAGAATCGAAGCTTGGGTTGGCGATATGTCATCTGAAACCAAGCGTAAGGAATACACAGACGAATATCTTATGGAAGATGGCGACTTTGTTTATGGTCCAAAAGGCCTAAGTAAGTGGTTAGAGGCCAATACACCGGCTGTGGAATCTAAAATCACAAGAGAAATTGTTTTCTAATATGATTACGGCACCAGCGGCTGTATTAAAGCGACTGGGGTTTATGGCCGAACATACAAGGTGGAATGAAAAGTCCACCAACATTTTTATTAATTTATTTGGAGTATAATATGGCTGATTTTAGAATCGTGAAAAAAACAAAATGTAGAACAAAATATAAAGGTATTGGAATTGATACCTTACAACATATTAAATGGCAACCTAAAATATATAATGACCCATTTAAATTTGATTTCGATGTTGTAAAACAAAGAATCGAAGACCGCAGACAAGCTGGATACGAAGATGATGTATCAACAATTAAAAGAAATATCGTAAGAGTCTGTGGCGATAATCCAGGTGTGTTCGATGACTTTTTAGAGTTATTGGAGGCATAATGAATAAAATACCAGCATTTAAAGTAACATTTACTGATAAAAATGTAAAACAAATTGAATATACATTCGCAAAAATACAAGAGGCAATTCTATTTCAGGTTGGTCTAAAGAAAAAAGGCTATGAAACTAATCTGAAAAGAGTCCTATTGTGATTGAAATAATTGTATTCGCAATCTGTTTAATAGGTGCTTCTTGGCAGTCATATCAATCTGGCATTAAAGAAGGAGCATCTAGGACAGTAGATAAACTACACACCCACGGAATCATTCGATTCGATACTAAAGGAAACATTAAACCTAATAAATTCTTTGATAAGTAGCTCTTCACTTTACAAATGTTATAAATAGTGTTATAATATAGGAAGTATTATGAAGAGATTTACAAAACACTTAAATGAAATGTCACAAGCCGAACTTCAAAAGAAGTTGGTTGGTTTAGATACAAGAATTGATAAACATTCAAACCCTAAAAGGGTCACCAATACTGGTGGTATGTCAAGTGCTGAATTTAAAAAATTAGTATCAAAAGTGGCAGATAGTGATGTAGAGGTTGTTGCTCCAAACACAGGAAATAATAAATCATCTGCATATGATATGTTTTCATTTGATTTAGATGGTAAATCAATGAGTGTAACACTTTCCAATCCAGTTGCGGGAAGAGGTTCAGCCTCAACAGATTCAAACGAAGAATCATTAATGCTAGTCATGGCAGCAATGTATAATGGAGGAAAGGATAAAGATTCTATTATATTAAAATGTCAAGAGGCAACTACATTTAAAATGTGTGTTGATAAAGATGGTAAAGAATTTACTATCGTTAAGGCAAAGGAATTGGTTGCATATCTACAAGAAAAAGATGATTGGTTTGATTCTCATTTAGCACAAACAAAAGTATTTAAAGAGGCCTTTACAAAACCAAAAAGAATTGAAATGGATAGAAGTTCAATTGATGTTTGGACTCAAGCAAAGGCTTTATTTCAAGCAGAAGATGCTTGGGGTGGTAAAAATCCAGATAAAGATAAATGGAATCCTGCAGACATATGGATATATTATGAGGACCTTCCAAACCATGATAATATAGATGATTTAAATAAATACTTATATGATTCAGTAATAAAAAAACAAGGAATCGTAGGTGTTTCTCTTAAAAAAGGAACCGGTAAATTATCATATATAAATGCAGGAGAAAATCCAGAGATTAAAGTTAATAATATTAAATCTCAATTTGGTAAAAACTTTACACTTGGTGTGGATATGGAATTTTTAGGTGATGGAATACCACCAGATTTCAGTTTATATTTTAGAATTTTCCAGGCAACTGATACTGATACAATAAGAGGCGAAGGGACTGGTAAAAATGCTATGCAAGGAAAGGTAAAACTTGAGATGTTAGATATATTATCAGGTGGTAAATATGCAGAACGTATTAAAAATGCTGGTGGTCCAAATATTCTTAAATGGGACAGTAGCAAAAAAGAGTATGAATTAACTCCAAATGGCTTGAAAAAATTTAAGAGTGTTGAAAAGAAATGGAAAAAAATGAGAAGATGGAGAAACATAAAATACAAAAGAGGCTCTAATTTAGCTCAATACGAAAGAGCATTTGCAAAAGGTGTTGTTGGTTTTTTAGAGGAATTAAATAAAGGAAAACCAAAACCTGGTAATAAAGATGCTTATGTCCCATGGAAGGAAAATCAAGGTAAATCCATGATTAACTCTAGATTCCAAACAATAGAAATGGTGTGGTTATTAAATAAAATGCCACTAGAACAACAAAATAACTTAGCTGCAGGACTTATAAAATTTGCAAAAAGCATGTCAGATTGGTCAGCAGCGCACGCAAAACTACAATAATGAAATCATTAAAAAACTATCTTGCTGAGTCAAAAAATACACATATGACTCACATTGAAGATTTAATCCTTGACGGAGGAGTCAAGGGTGCACGCCAAGCTATCCTAGCGCTTAGATCACTGAGGGATATGTTGAACGGTAACGCAAAAGCACCAATGGACGTTACGGTTAAGTGGGACGGTGCACCCGCCTTATTTGCTGGAGAGGACCCATCTGATGGTCAATTCTTTGTGGCAAAGAAAGGCATTTTCGCTAAAAATCCAAAGGTATATAAAAGTCATGATGATATTGATGATGATACCTCTGGTGATTTAAATAAGAAACTTAAATTAGCTTTTGATAATTTAAAAGACTTGGGCATTAAAGATGTTATACAAGGCGATTTTATGTTTGACAAAGAGGATATAAAAACGGAGGACATAGATGGAGTTAAGCATATTACTTTCCACCCTAATACTATTGTTTATGCTATACCTAATGATACGAAATTAGCAAATGAAATAAAAGCAGCAAAGGTTGGTATAGTATGGCATACAACATATTCAGGTTCAACATTTGAAACCATGACCGCAGAGTTTGGACAAGATATAGTATCAAAAATTAAGCCATCCAGGAAGGTATGGATGCAAGATGCAACAATGAAAGATTTATCCGGCACTGCGACATTAACAAAAGAAGATAGCTTACAATTATCTACTAACCTATCAAGTGCTGGTAAAATATTTCGTACCATTAGTAGTAACACCCTTAGAGAAATAGAACAGAATAAAGAATTAAACTTAGTAATTAACATATATAATAATACCATGGTAAGAAAAGGGCAAAGAATATCAAATACCAAGAAGCATGCAAGAGGTTTAATTAAATTTGTAACTGATAGATATGCAAAGGAAATAGACAAAAGAAGTACCGATAAAGGAAAAAAAGTGCAAATTGATAAAAGAGATGCATTATTATCGTTTTTCTCTACAAAAAACCTAAAAAATTTAGAAAATATATTTATTTTACAGAATTTTGTCATAGATAGTAAATTAATTATTATAAATAAACTAAACAAACTAAGTAAAATTGGTACGTTTTTAAAAACTAAATCCGGATTTAAAGTAACCAACCCCGAAGGTTTTGTTGCAATAGATCGAATGGAAGGTGGAGCTGTTAAGTTAGTTGACCGAATGGAATTTTCAACTAATAACTTCAGCAAAGATATAATAAAAGGCTGGGATAATCCAGGCTAATGGGATACCGAGGATATAAATGTCAATACAATCATTTAGTGAATACTTAACCGAATCATCGAAAGATGTAACTTTCGTATTCGGAAGATTCAATCCACCCACAGAAGGGCACGAAAAATTATTCGATCAACTTAAAAAATTATCAAGGGGTGGTGTATATCGCATATACTCTTCTAAATCAGTTGACCCTAAAAAGAATCCATTACCATTTAAAGACAAAATTAAATTTATGCGTAAAATGTTTCCTAAGCATGCAAGAAACATTATGGCAGACCCAGATGTAAGAACTGTTTTAGATATAGCTACTAAGTTATATGACCAAGGTTTCACAAAGATAACTATGGTTGCTGGGTCAGATAGAATCAAAGAGTTTGAAATATTATTAAACAAATATAATGGTGTAGAATCAAGACACGGCTTATATAATTTCCAAGATGGAATTAGAGTACTATCTGCTGGAGAGAGAGACCCAGAGGCAGAAGGCGTGAAAGGTATGTCAGCAAGTAAATTAAGAGCATTTGTTGCGGCTGGTGACCTACAAGGATTTGCAGATAATTCATTAGAAGTTCCAGGCGACGGAATACAAACATTATACTATGCCATCAGAAAAGGCATGGGATTAAAGAAAGAATCATTCCGTAAACACATAGAATTGCCACCCATATCTGAAACAAGAGAAGATTATATTGATGGTAACCTATACAAAAAAGGTGATATAGTAAAAGTAAAAGAATCACAAGAAGTAGGCGAAATTGTTGTTTGTGGTTCCAATTATGTAATGGTTCAAACTGAAACTGTAAAGAAAAGATTTTGGTTAGATGCAGTTGAAATTTTTGAGGAAGGTGGAGCTGGAGATTGGGGAACAGCCAAAGGATTAAAAAGATATTTAAACGACACTCCAGGCCAAGAATTTAAAGCATTCAAAGAAAAAATGGGACCTCAGGACCCAGATATAAAAGACAGAAAAGGTACTCAGCCTAAAGGTTATTATGCAAAAGATGCCTCTGGTAAAGAAATGGCAAAGAGTACAAAAGCAAAACGTGCAGCACATTTTAAAAAGAAAACAACAAAACCTGCACCTGGTGATGCTACGGCAAAAACAAAGCCATCAAAACATACACAGAAATTTAAAGCAATGTTCGGCGAGATGGCAGAACATATAACATTCGAAGATTTTATGTGTGAAAATTCAGAAAAGGCACTTAAAAAGAAAGCTGATAAGTCTGGTATGCCTTTAGGTATATTAAGAAAAGTTTTCGATAGAGGAGTTGCAGCATGGAAATCAGGACATCGTCCAGGTACTACTGCAGTTCAATGGGGATTAGCAAGAGTTAATTCCTTTGTAACTAAATCAAAAGGAACATGGGGTAAGGCAGATAAAGACCTTGCTGCCAAAGTATAATGCCACTAAGTGTTTCTGATGGTTTGAGTGCGTGGATTAAGGACTTTATGAAGTCTGATGCTCCACAGTTTAAAGGAAAAACAAAGGAAGAGATTGTAAAAATGGCAATTGCAGCATATACAGATGCTGGAGGAAAATTAAAAGAGGATAAAATGAAATTTAAAGAACTAAGAGAAAAATACAGAAGTAAATTTAAATCTGCTGAAATTACCAAGGGAGTAGATATTGCTTTGTCAATGGGTGGTAATATGACCGGAGCCTATAAAAGAATTGAGGCATTTAAAAAAGGTTTATCTAAAGACCCAATGGTACAACAAGCCTTAAAATTGGCTAATGAATCAGTTAATGAAGGTACAATGGCTATTGGTATTAAAGATAGAGACCCAAAAGAAAGGGCAAAAGCACAAGCACAACTGAAAGTAATGTTAAAGAAAATTGGTAATAAGAAAGTAGGTTCCAAAGAAGGTCAAGACTTTGATGATAAATTGGATTACGACATATTGTCAGACGATGAATTAGCAGATGAATTTGCAAATCCAAAAAACAAAAATATGAAAGTCAAAGACTTGTTAAAGAAACATTCAAAAAGACTTGGAGTTGATTTTTCATGAAATATAGAACATTAACAGAATCATATAAACAAATTGTAATAGGTGAAGATGGCCATGAACAATCTGCAAATGTTAAGAATCAATTAACAGGTTTAAAAAGAAATGCAG